GACGACATCAAAGCCACTATCAGGAATGCCTTCTTCACTCTTCATGTTGCGGGCAGTCAGCGAATCGAAGATACGATACGCAGTACCAGCCACATTCTGGAGTGAAGTGTTGCTCAACAGTAGCTCGAACGTCGTGCTGTTGATCCAGACATGACGAAGAGGACGACCATTCTGTCGTTCCATCGCCTTGTTGACCTTGAGAATGTGAGCAATAACATCAGTGCCTGCCAATGCCCATGAAGCATCGATGATGTCGCTGCCTGTACCCATGTCAAGCTGATCCAGATTGGTAGCGGGAATACCGTAGTCCACATCGAACGTACCAGCACCCTTCTCAACCGGAATCCAGCTTTCGCCAGACTGAAGAACACCAAAACCACCACGCAGCAGTCGGGAAATCATAAACTCACGCGAATTGCGGAATCGCTGAGTCATGTATTCCAACTGACGGTTGACGTAGTTTTGCCCGTTCACATCGACGATACCGAACTGCTGTCCCAGAGGACGAGTACGGAAAATCTCTTCGTGAAGCATGGTGATCTTTTCGTGAGAGCGATAAGCTACCGCACTCACATGACCGACTGCCTTACGTTGAACCGTGGAAGGCCCAGTACCGGGAGCACGACCTTCAGCGATCAGACGAGTCTTGTCAAAGATATCCCAACCAAGATAGCGACCGGAAACCTGCTGCGTAGCAGCCTGACCCGGAAGCATTTTGAAGAAGCTCTGCATGAGCGTCATCGGGGTCTTGATGCGCGAAACCACTCGCGTGATTACGGGAGTTTGCATCAATTGTTGAATAGTGATTTCGCCTGCCATTAGATTTTCCTTTGTGCGGACAGAACTATGGTTAAGTACTCGTTATTAAGTAGCAACTGTTATGGTATGCCCATCCTGCGGTATATGGGTGACAACCAGCCATGACGTTCCATCTCCGAAGACTTCAAAACTGCCACCGATCTTTTCGGAGGAAGTGGAGAAGGCAACCGAATCAGCAGCAGCGTCATTCGCGGTGACCATCGTATCCGCAGTTCCTGCGGTTACTGTCAGATTCTGATCTGCAACAGCAATGAAGCGATAACGAAGCCCAGCCAACGCAGTCGTGGGAAGGGTAAAGTTGACCGCACCCGCAGCACCACGAGTGGTGAAGAGAGTATCGTGATCCGCTGCTGTAACTGTGTAATCCGTAGTCTTGGCAACTACGCTTCGGATTCCACCAAAGTTGTTCCCTTCCAACTGATCGTTGAAAGTGAATCGGTTGTGAACTTGAGCGCGAATGAGATGCTCATAACTCACCCCACCAACAGTCTGGTCGATGCCAAAGTTGCTTGCACCACCGAGAAGAATACGCTCTGCCTTGATAAATCCCCAAGTGTAGATCCACCCTAGCCAACGATCAGCATTAGCACCGAGTCGCTGCATCTTCTGGGAGTACCCAAGAACACCGTAAACGTCTTGCGTACCGTCAACAGCGGCGGGAGACCATTCCTTCAGCTTGCCTGAAGCAGTGATCTTACCCATTAGAAGACCGGGACGAAGAACGTCAGTAATGCTGTTCTGAGAATCTCGTGCAGAACCATCAATCAAGGAACCGATGAACGCCTCTTGCTCAAACCGACCCCACCAAAATACGTTTTCACTGGTCTCCAAGGCAGCTTGTACTGAAGGAAGACCAAATGCACCTGTAAATTCAAACGACATTGTCTATTTTCCTTTCCCCTTAAAGGGGAGTAAAGTTTGGGCTATGCGTCGTGGCCCGTGTTTTTTAAGAAGTCGATGGCGATCTCGTCAGCAGTTCGCCCATCCTCAGACTCCAGTTCCTCTTCCTGATAGCCAAAGCCAACCGGAAGACCCTCAATGCCCGACTGGGACATCGCCAGAGCGATCTTCTGCAAGGACTCATTGTCATGAGCACTCCTGCCAAGAACACCCGTTGTAAGGGACGGGGCTGACTCCAAGGCATCCATGATTTGTGATGCTGCACAAACTTCGGGACTACCATTGTCGCCAAAGGACATCTGGAAAGATCCAATCGAGGGATCAAGATGCTCTGAGGCGTAAGCTTCGGTAACTTTCCCGGTCGCAACCAGATTGTTACGACGGTCAGCCAGTCCGTTCTTCTCCTGCTGACCAATATGGTTCAGAAGAAAAGTGATCGTCTGACTTGCAGCCTTAAATTTCGGGTGAGACATAACAACCTCTTCCCCTACCTGCTCTTCGTGAGAAAGGGTGACTTCCTCTTCTTGAACTTCGCTTTTCTTTTCTTGTGACATAGCAACTGGAGCAGGTTGTTCTTTTGCTCCCTCCGGTGGTGTAGTTACAGATTGATCATCGGGTTGTTCTGAAGCTTTCTTCTGTCGAAGAGCGACCATCAGTCTCTCCATAAAATTTACTTCATTTGTATCTTCAGGTAAATCGATTTGTAGGGATCTAAGAAGTTCCAGCATTCCTTGGAGGCCCTGCTGCTGCGAATCCTTGGACTCTCCGGGGCCTACGTTGTCAGTTGCGTTGAGTTGTTCTTCTGCTGGTTGTGGTGATGCCATTGATAGTGGCTCCGTTAATTGTGACATTGCCAAGGCCAGCCCTTGTTCAACTGGCTCAAAATTTCCTTGTCCGTTCTCAACGGGATGAGTTACCAAGGCAATGTGCATTAAGGAATCTTTCCATTCATTGCCTGCCCCGTCAACAAAAGAAGGACGAACGTAGATGGAAGATTCTTTTACGTTAGTACCAATCTTAACTGCATCCTCGTTTGAGGGAACATCAACTTCCCCCCAGAGAGTATTATTTTCTACCCAGACCCTGTCCCACCAACCTGCATTGATATCACTTCGAGGAAGTGTCCCATCATCACCTATGGACATGGGAAAGGCTTCTTTGCTGTGGTTCCAAGGAGCAGGAACAGAAATTCCCGCCTTTTTCATCTTCTCGAATTGTGAAGCCCAGTGACTTAGTCGATTCTCAGTTACTTCAACCTTTCGGGAAGTATCGCCCGGAATAGAATAGACCCCGGTGGTTACAATGGGTTTCTTAAATCGCATTACTTCTTCTTTGCTGCGGGTTTGAGCTTACCAGTTCGATTACGTTTTTTCTGTTCGGTTTCTTTGCGTCTTTGTCGTTTCCAAACTCGTCGCTTGTTTTTGACAGGCTTGTCTCGGTCTGCTCCCTGAAAATTTTCCTGAATCGGATCACCGATGTTCATATATGACATAATAGTCTAACCCCTTCATCGGTTAGAATAATTTTTTACAGGCTTTTGTGTCAAGTAAAGTCAACATAGGAACAAAACAATGGGTCTTTCATCTGCTCAGTATACCACCCTGTTTGAAGTTATCGGGGAATATGTCGAACGAATAAATGATTTCGAGGCCATCGTCACCGCCTTGGAAGCAGACAGAGTTGAGCTTAATACTGAATTGCTCGACAAGATTACCAATGACAGCTACCCCATCGAAACCTACTCAGACAACACCATTGTGTTTGATTCATACAAGTACCAAGTAGTCAGTTGGATTGCCCAGCTTGTGGGCAAGATAAGCAGGCTGTTGAGCGACAGAACAATAGTGTTAGACAACTTCGTCACTACCTCGGGGTGGGAGGGAACATACCTCGAACTCTACCGAGATATGAAAGAGCACGCAGATGGTCAGCGAGATATCCTGCCCAGCACAGTAACTCTTGGAAGCCCCTCTTATGTGCTGACCAACTCTGATGCGTTTTCAGTTGCTACGGGAAAAGTTCTTGACGGATACCAAGCTGCTATCAACGGGGGCCTTGCTCACAAATATCAAGACGGAGTGGACAGTCAACTGGCACCTACTGCTGACACAATGAGAATCACCTGCGTAAAAGATTCTGATTACGCCTCTAATGTCAGTGAAGGAAATGAGCTTTTTGAGTGGGGAGGAAATACTGGATCAGCAGGATACACTTCTGGCGATGTTGGGTCGGGGGCTGGCCCGAGCATGTACCCGTTGACAAGGTACGGGTCGAACTATGGTCTCTCGAATCTTGACTTTGAAACTTGGAGTAGTACATCCGCGCCGGGTACATGGGTAGACAGCGACCATCCACCAACTCGAAGTAGTGATGCGTACAAAGGAACGTATGCCCTTGGCCTTGTAGGAACCCCCGCCGGTGCTACTTTTGAGTTAACCCAAGCAATTAGTTCAAATAGCTTGCACCAGTATCGTCGATATTGTCTTGCTTGTTATGTGAAGGGGCAGTCAACAATTTCAGCAGGGGTTTTGGAAATTAAATTTACTGGGACGGGGTACACCGCCAGTTCCAGTGAGAAAATTTCAATGGATGCTACCGCCCTTGCTGCTCAAACAGCCTATGGCGTTGAATTCTTCTTCATTAACATGCCCACAGTGATTCCTGATGACTTTAAACTATCAATCACAATAACTCCTGCTCTTACAAATGCAAAAACGGTACTTATAGACCACATGCAGTTTGGCCCCGCGTTCTATCATGGCGGGGTTCATGCCAACGTCATCGACGGGTCAGCCAAGACCCTATTCAACGACCGAGCAACTTTCACCGTTGCAAATGATGATGCTGGAAAATTTCAGACGATGTTCCGTAAAGGCTTTAGAATGCAACTACCCTCCGACGCAAGCCCATTCATTGCAGACTCGTTAGCGTCCGATTAATCAACTAAAGGGGCTGAAGTTGGGAAGCAAACTTAATTACAATGTCAAAAAACTAAGTAAAAATGTATTCAATGTAAACTGCACGCCAAAAGGCAGACTCTCTCAGTGGGAGCAGTGGTTTCTTCTTACCTCTGATCGACACTGGGATAATCCCAAGAGCAATTGGGAGCTTCAAAAGGAGCATCTCGACGAGGCGAAAAAGCGGGGAGCCGGTATCATTGACGCAGGCGACTGGTTCTGCGCCATGCAGGGAAAATACGATCCCAGATCGATGAAAGGGGATGTGCGGGAAGAGCACAACTGCCCCGAATACTTGGATGCTCTGGTTTCCACTGCCTCAGATTTCTTTGCGCCTTACGCAGAGAATCTAATTCTGATCGGGCGGGGAAATCACGAGGCTGGGATTCTGAAGAGGCACGAGACCGACCTCATCGAGCGTTTTTGCGCAACGATGAAATACAAGACGGGGGAGACAGTCTACAACGGAGGCTATTCCGGTTTTGTCCGATTCCATGCGAAAGAGGAAAGGAATGGTGTAAGTCGGTCAGTGGGTCGATCCCTGATTTTGCATTATTCGCATGGAGCAGGTGGAGGTGGGCCGGTAACGAAAGGGGTCATCCAGACAAATCGGAGGGCTGTGTATCTTCCAGACCCCCAGATTGTCATCAGTGGTCATATCCATGAGTCGTGGAAACTCGATCTGGTAAGATTGCGTTTAGGAAAGAACGGTACTTACCACGACGAGCAAACCCACGTTTGCCTTCCGACATACAAGGAAGAGTACAAGGAAGGCTTCGAGGGCTGGCATGTGGAACGGGGTGCGCCCCCCAAGCCCATTGGCGCATACTGGCTTCGCCTGTTTTTTGTAACTAACAAAACCTCGTCAGTATCGAGGTATGTCAGTTATGAAATCACACGGGCAAAATAAAATGAATTGGTACACAAACAACAAAGATCCTCTCCGACGCTGCCAAGGCTGGTTCTATCGAATGGGCATCGTCTTCTTCATGGTTGGAGCACTCTACTTTGGAATGCTGCTCTGGAAATCCTATGTCTGGTACAACTGGCTTCAGTCGATGGAGAAGGCCCTGCTGCGCCAGCAACCTCCGACAACTGGCCCGCTGATCAACCCGCAGGACTACAGGTTGTTCACACTACATGATGATGCCGGGGAGATCGTCAGTGTAGATTTCCGCAAATGACCTCTCATCATGGGAAGCTTCCCACGAGATGTCCAAGGCTGCATAGGAAAGGGTGTCGATGATGTCGTCACTCTGATGCGGGTGGGCTGTCCATGTAAACAGTTCCTTCTCACAGTCATGCAGCCAGCCTGCGGTTTCAGGGAGCCAGATACGCCCCTGCTCCATCCGGTTCATGGCATCAGTTGCTCGGACGAGTTTATCGTAATGCGGGTGGACTGCTTTTACAGGAAGCCCACACTTGGCAAGCATCTGGTAGGCCCCCTTACCCAGACCCGTAGCTTCGACAATGAAATACTGCGGTTGCCATGTCCTGTAGACCTTGCGGACTTCTGCAAGAATGTCGGGGATCTCTTTACGGAACCTGCGCATGTCCAGCCAGAGCAGGTTGTAGTCCTGCGTCAGACCCCATGTGGAGATGACGGTGTAACTGGGCTGCTTACGCCAGATATCTTTGTCTCCGGGGCCTTCCCTCGCGGAAGCTGCGGGATCAACGGTGCAGAAGACTCGTTGAAGTTCATCCTTCGTGTGAACAGCCCCCTTCCCGCCCTTGCCAAGACAGTAATGCATCCCCCTGACACTGTAATACTGCGCCCATGCTTTCCTGAATCGGGAGTCAGCACTGATCCCCCAGTCACCTGCCTTTAGCTGCTCTCTCGTGACTGGGTCGAGTTGGTCGAGTCCAATGTAATACTCTTCTTGATCGAGGTAAGGGTTGTCTCGAATGTAAGCGGGAATGTAAGGACGATCTGGATGCCTTCCAACGAATCTCTCCTTACCGGGATTGTCTGGATCTGGGGCTGGCCCAATATCAAATCGCTCTTGAACCCAGCTATGTCCCACACCACCGGGATTCGATGCTGCCCGCATTCGGATTGGGATGGATGAACGTCGATCACAATCGGAACAATCGGGGTCTGCGTCACTGCCGTGAGTTGGGCAGCGATTTCGTCGAATACGAGAGAAAAGGTAAAGGTAGTCATCTTCCCAGTGCTGTGTTAATTCATCGAATGCACAATACTGTAGCTCAATACCCTGATAGCGAGTGTAAGCATCGGTTTGTCCAATGTACCCGAAAGTCATCTTAGCGGGTTCTGCTGGGTTTCCCTTCTCGTCATAGGTGGGGAAGTAGTAGGTGTGTTCTCCCGCATTCCAGTGGGCGGGTGTGTTCATCAGCCAACTGTGAGCACGATCCAACAAAGCTCCGGGTTGTTTCAGATCCGAGAGAGTCTTACGAAAGATCATCGCAGCGTAACCGGGAACGTCTACATATTGTAGAGCACCCATCAGCAGGGCGTCAGATTTTCCACCCCCCGCAGCCCCCCCGTAGAATGCTTCGCGGTGAGGCAGCATTAAAAACGCGAGTTGTTTGGGTGTGGGATCGTGCGGAATGTAAGGAGTCCACTTGGGCCTGAGACCGTGGAAGACACTATCACTATCTTTAATCCTGTCCAGAAGACCCATCAGATCCCAGTTCTTCTTGAATTAGTTTGTCCAGATAGGCTCGGGCCTTGAGAAGATCCACATTCTTCTCTCCCTTGTGAGGATACCTACAGAGATATTTTACTACATTGCCTGCCAGATACCCTAAACCCAGACCATGAATAGCGTCCCAAGTCTCCATTGATCCTGTTGTGTAATGAGATGGACGAATCGGGTTTGAAAAAATCGGATACTGCTTTTCCTGCCCCACTTGATCTTCCCAAAGTTTTCGTTTTCGTTCCCAGTATTCAGTATCTGTCAGCATAGTCTTCTGCCACCATGATGTCGTTGATGCAGTAGCCATCCTGATACAAGTCTACAAGATACCGACCATACTTCCCCGTCCTGTCCTTAAAGGATCTCACGAAAAGCTGGTGGTCTCCCTCAGAGAGAATCCACTCCAAGTAGGCTTTTGATCGTTGGCCCTCGGGACGTTCAGGGCCTCTTATCTCAGGGGCGTCAATGCCCCTCAGACGACAGTTCTTCTCCATCCTGATCCCAAACCCCAGATCGATGTCGAGCCACACAGAGTCTCCGTCAACGACCCTGATGACATCGCACTTGTACCAGTAGAAAGTCTCTGGAGGGGGGCGATATTCAATTTCTGGGGAGACAGGCTCACTACTCATTGGCTTAGACCTCGCCAGAGGCTTCGGTCATCCCTTCCTTACCACTCTCTCTGGGGAGGGAGTGGCGCATTACTTCTTCTTTGGGGGAGCTTGGGCTTTTTCAGCTTTCCTCTTTCTCAACTTCCAGAGAAGGGCATGCGCCCAGAACTGGACGAGGGTGGCTGGGTTGTACCCCAAGTCGATGATCAGGCTGGCAACTCTCAGCATGTCCTCGGTGAAGGGGCCTCTGAGCAGCATCCGGTCTTTATGAAGCGGTTTGATGAATCGCAGTCTCATGGCATTATTCCTTTTACCTTGTCGATAATCCCGCCCAAGTTAAATCCTCCGAACTTGGAGAGGGCATAGAAGACTCCTATGGCTATTAAGAACCATTTGATAAGTCGAGAAAGCGAGTCGCGTTTCATTGCGGTCGAAATTGCCTTCTGACTTTTGGCATCGATCTTGTGCAGCTTGTAGTCGTGTTTATCCTCACGACGATCATCCTTATCGTCCTGACGATCCGAACCATCGTCCTCGGGGATCTCTCGATCTCGTCTTCTACGAGCCATTACCATTTACCTTCTCAGGGTTAATTGGTCTGAAGGAGTCACCGATCACGACCGCAATAATAAGCCCGCTTATATAGAGAGCCTGCTGCTCTGTGATGAAACCGGAGTTGGTTGCGACGGTGGTGAAGATCGCAGTGATGACTGCTGCCTGAAGCCTCTTGGATGAAGAAGACTTCCACCAGTCGCCTAGTCGGGCCTTGATTTTATCAAACATCGGTCTCAGTTTCCTCTTCGGGGCTATCGTTTTTGACGATCTGATTCATTTGCTTTCCGTACTGTAGCAGAACCTTCTCCGTAAAGGAGAAAATCATTTCTGCGTAGACTTCCTGCGTTGCTGGCTTGTTCAGGTTGTGCAGGGGAGTGTTGGAAAGGATGCCAGAAATGACGCCTTGTAAGGCTGCGGTAGTCACTGTCTCGTTTCCCATAGAAGCCCAAACCTCTGCGGGTACAAGACTCTCGCGCGGGAGACATCGACCAATGTTGATCTCCGCTTCAGAGAGGCGGGAGTTTATTAGACCAAGGGTCTCGGACAGGCCCTCCAGCTTGGTCGAGATGGCATCGAATTGAGCCTGTTGGATCTTGGTGTCCTGTGCAGCGGTAGATGGGGCTTTTTTAGCCATGGCTACTCTCCTAATTAAAATCTGGAAATTGAAACCTATAACTAATACTAGTTATTACTAAGGATACTAGTAATTCTTATGTAATAGACTTCTGCACTCTCTATTCTAGAGAGAAAATGCAAGTAGGTCTATTCCCACTTGCTCTCTAATTTCTCAAACAGGGCGACAGCATCTTCTAACTCTGAGATCAGGGAAGCTGATTTAACCGTATCCAACAACTTTCCCATCATTTCTAGATGATTAGGTAAGGTATCCATCATCTTTTTCATTTCTCTAAGCTCTTCTAAAGCAACCCGCATTTCTTCTGCGTCAACTTTAGTCTTCTCTTCTTCATCCCTCTTTGCTCCCTCGTTAAGTCCTTCCTTGTACTCTTCAGTCCCAAAACTGAAGCTACCATCCGGGTTTTTCTTGAACTCAGGCGGGAAGTCTTCTTCAGGTTTTTCAGGGGTCTGGTCAGTCATGGTATCTCCTTTGGAGTTATCAGGGCGGTAGTCATGATATGGGG